GCGTACCATCGAGTGAGGTTCGCCGCAGGGAAGATGGAGGACAAGAACTCGAGGTTGGCGACCTTGCCCCAGTTGACCACGTCGGTCGATAGGCCCGACATTTCCGACGAGCTCGCCGCCGCCCGTTGGACCGTTGTCCGCCGCACGTCTCCGGCGACGCCGCAGGGTACCCAGACCGCGCCCACGTTGAAAGTCGTCGTGACCGTCGCAGGGCTCCCACTCGACAGGTTGACTGTTGTTGAGGCGAACCCGTAGACGGCCGCGTCCGCGTCCGAGGCGAAGGTGAGGATGACAGGGTCGGCGCAAGTGTAGGTGAGGGTGGCCGACAGGGGCGAAGTCGCCGGGATCGTGTTGTTGACGATGTCGAAGACCGCGGAGGTCGCCGAGATTCCCGCCACCGTGTCGAGCTGTTGGGCGAGGTAGCCGATCGCCGACCCAGTCGAGGCGATGTTCGGCGTCGTCGCGAGCTCGAACCCGTAGCCCGCCCCGGCATTGATTGGAACAGGGGAGCCCGCCCCTACTTGAACGTCGAAGGCGGGGAACTCGGTCTCCCAGGTGATCAAAGGGTAGTTCGCCATTGGTTGATCCTACTGGTAGCCCGCGGCCATGTAACGGTTCGAGGCGAGACTTTGCGCTCGAGCGAAGGACCGAGCGATCGACTCCTCGTCCGCGAAGGCCGCGTCGACTCGGAGGTTGAAGTTGGTCTGGTTGTTCGTCACCGCCGGAGCGGCCGCCGTTGCCGCAGTCTGGGTCGCCGCCTTCTTTCCAGAGGCCCCCAGGTAGGCCGCCGCAGCATAGGCCGCAGTCGAGGCCGCAGTGAGGCCGATACCCGCCGCGATGTTACCCGAGAAGGTCGCAATCGAGGCCCTCGAGGCCATTTCGAGAGCGAGGCCCTCGAGTACCGCTCCGATCGCTTTACGCCCGATGTCGGCCATCTTCTCGCCGTTGCCGATCGCAACTCCGAGCATTTTTGCCTGTCCCGCAATCCACTTGTCGTAGAACGCCGAGTGGGCCTCCTCGGTCTTCGCGGTCGCCGTACCCAACGCCCCCTCGGTAGTCGTGATCGCCTGGACGACCCCGTCCCAGATCTCCCCGACCTCACCGGCGACAGTGCGCCACGAGTCGACGAAACCCTCGCTCGGGTTGAACCCAGTGGTGACCCCTTGCCACCAATCCCCGGTCGCTTGCATAGTCGCGTCAAGTTCGATCTTTGCCGCCTCCGCCGAGGCCGCGGCCCGCTTCTTGGCCTCCGCGACTGCGTCCGCGACTGGGTCGGCCTTCGGGGGCTTGGGAGCTCCGCCACCGGTCGGCGACGGGGGCTTGGGTTCCTTGCCGAGGTAGCGGTCGTAGAGCGTGTTTGCCTTCTCCCAGAGGAGAGAGAGGTCGGCCTCCGCCGAGTCGTAGGCCAGTTGGAGAGCTTCGGGCATAAAGGAGTAGGCGTTCTTCCCCGACTCCGCGAACTGTTTGGCGATCGAGGAGTACATCTCGCCCGTCTTCGTTGCGACGCGGTCCGCCATTTCGCGCTCGGCGACCATCTTCCAGGACATACCGTAGGCCGTTAGGTCGAGGTTCGCGACCTCGGCCGCAGCTTGCCTCTCGATCCCGTCCCGATGTTTTTCGACCTCCTTTCGGATCTCGGTGTCGCGAATGATGTCGCCCACTTTGATGAAGGACGCCTTCAACGCTTGCATCTCCGCCTGGGCGCGATCGTTGGCCGACATAGCGAGGGCCGTCTCGTCGCCGATCACACCTTGGAGGCTCGTCGAGAGGTCCTGGTAGGCCTTCGTGAGGTTCTCGACGTTGGTAACCGCGGTTGCCGAGGCGTAGGCGTCCTGCGACCGTTTGAGGGCGTCGAACTTCTCGACCCCCTCCCCCGTGAGTTTATTCAACCCCTCCATCGCAAACGCGAGAACGTCGAAACCGAGCTTCAACCCGGGGAACCCGTAGGTCACGAGAACCTCGACGATCTTCGCGAGGCCGTCGAAGACCGTGATCAACTTCTTCCCCATGTCCTCCGCCGACCCGCCGCCGAGGACGACCTTGGCGAACGCACCGGAGATCTTCGAGAGAGACTCCTCGACGTCCGCCCAGACCTTCATCCCCTCGTCGCCCATGGACTTGAACAACTTCTCGACCGAGTTCAAGAAGAAGTCGGCCGCCATTTTGGCCCCTCCCAGTGCGATTCCCGCGCCGCCGAGGGCCGCGATCGCCTTGGGTCCGCCGACCCTTTCGACGAGCGCCCCGGCCGCCTGGTCGGCCTTGTCGGCGACCTCTTTCAACTGGTCGGAGAGCTTCTTCCCCGAGGCCTCCAACTTCTCCATCCCCGCTTTGCCCTTGTCGAGGGCTCCGACGAGGCCACTAGAGTCGCCGTCGATCTCCGCTACGGTACGCGCCATGGGGTTACCCCTTCATCTTGGAGGCAAGCTCGGCCAACCGTTGGGTCGCCCGCTCCTTGCGTTCGTTGTAGTTCTTCTCGCCCTCGTGGACCTCGTGTTGGACCAACTCGGCGAGCTCGAGCTGCGAGTGGGTCAAGTCCGAGAGGGCAATCGCAGGACTACCCCGCTCGATCCACTTGTGCAACCGCAACGCACCCCAGAACCCCGCAGGTTCGCGAAGAAGGACAGGGCAGGTCACCGGCAGTGCATCCTTGCCCTCGTAGCCTAGCCCCTGTCTGTAACCCATTGTGCAACCCCTACGGTGACGGACCTCGTCGGGACACTCCCAACACCGCATCGAGTGGGACGTGATTAGCCGGGCGAAGTCTCTCCACTCGACCCGGCTATGATTTTTGGGTAGCCGACCGTCGCGACCTCCGAGGCAATCGCCGAGACGTCGTTCCAGGGGATTCGAGTGACCCACGCCCGCCGCTCGGCCTCGGTACCTTCGGAGGGGAACGCGGGCTCCACGCCTTCGGACCCTTTCAGACAGGCAACGAGGAGGTCGAGGTGGATCTGGATGATCTGGGCGAGGCCGTCGACCTCGTCCTTCCGATCCATGCTCCTCGACACCGCTTGGAAGTACCGCGCCCCCTCGAGGGCGTTGGGCTCCCGACATTGTAGGCGGACCTTCGTCCGGTAGATCTCGACTTCGACCCAGTGACTCTCGACGAACTGCAACATGAGGCCCCTCCTTCTCGGTTCGGGGTAGTGGTGGAAAGACTAGGGAGCGGTCTGTTGGAAGGCCCAAACCATGACCGTGGTGGGCGCGTTGGGGATACCCTGGAACTTGAGGGTGTTCGTCCGGTAGGAGTTCGTCTCGCCCGGAGTCGGGAACGCCGCGAGCTGCGGGTAGGAAAGGATGAATCCAATCGAGTACGCCCCGACAGTCATCGTCAGATTGAGCTCGGTGAGGATCGTGTTTGCCTCGGCGTCCGTCCAATCGGGTTGCGCGCCGGTGTTGGTAACCACGATCGGAGGACCAGGGTCGGTCGTCGTCGAGGGGCCTTCGGGGAGGTCCGCCACGTCGAGCTCGATGGAGGGCGAGGCCGAGAGGGCGATGAAACCCAGACCGAACCCGTAGGTCTCGCGGAAGTCGGCCACGTCGTTGATCGCCCAACCGGTGTCGATCGTCACCTTGGAGACCGCGTTGACGTTCTCGAAGAAGTCGGTGAGGGAGACCGAACAGTTCACCCCGATGATCGGGGCCTGCACCTCGGGGGCGATGTATTCGGGGACGACGCCTAGCGCGAAGGTGACCGGCCGCCACTTGCCCTTGATCGTCCACTCGATCATGACCTTTTGACCGTACTCCCACGAGAGCTTTGGAACGCAGACGCAGTCGTAGGCCTCGAACCGCTTGCCGGCCGTCTCCTCGTAGACGATCGAGAAGGGTTGGACCGCGAAGTTGGAGTTGGTCCGATCGGCCTCGGCCGCGAAAAAAGGTTGAACCTCGAGGCCGATAATGCCGAGACCCAGATCCTTGATCGCAAAAGGCGAGGCAAGGAACAGGGGGGCGAGCTGCGTCAACGAGCCAAGCTCGAGGTCGAGGTCCTCGCCGAGCTCCCAGAACAACTCCGTCGTGAGGGTGATGTCCCAACCGAGGCCGCCGGTCTTCGAGGACTGGTTGCCACCCCAAGGAGTCATGACGTCCGCTCGTTGGATGATTCCCGCGCCGCGAACCGAGAACTTGGGAGTCCCGACCACGCGGAGAGCGTTGTATCCCGCGTAGACAGGCGGCGGCCCGGGGGAGGTTTCGGGACAGGGGTCCTCGTAGACGCCGAGGGCCGTCTGGGTCTTGATGTAGACCGCGGAGAGGTTGGACGCGAGGAGGAACTGCGGGGTCGTAGTCACTGCGGGCATAGGGTCACCTTGCGAGGGAGCGGCGTTGGTAAACTTGGATCGACGCGCGGACAGTCTGTTGGATGACAGTCTGGCCGGTCTCGTCGGTACCGATCACAAAATCTTGCGGCGTCACCCCCGAGAAGGGGCTCGAGTTGTAGATCCCCGTCCCCGGCCAGTTTGGAGTAAACCGGTTGCGGGCGTCGAGGTTCGGGAACCCCCATACGGGAGAGGTGAGGATCAACACAATCCCTTCGACGTAGGCGCGGAGGGCCGTCTCGTAGGTCTCTTGAGTAAACGGGATCGCAGGGTCACCCGGAGCGGCCTCGACGAGAGGATGCACCCCGTAGGCGTCGTAGAACCCCCAGTCGGAGGTCACCGCGATCTCGAGCTCGTGGACTTGGTCCATCGCGCCGAGGGCGTCCGTCACGACCGAGTCCGTCCGAACGACCGAGAGGCCGATCGCCGGTTGCTTCTCCGCGGTGAACAGGGCCCGACGAGAGGTGAAACAGTTCCCCGCCACGGGAGCGGGGAGACCAGGCGCACCCATGGCCTTCAACCAGGCGGAGTCGCAGACGGTCGCCCAGTTCGACGTGACGAGCTCGATCGCCGTGTTGGCGACGATCTGGGGGCCGTAGCTTGTCGACGGGTTGGGCATACTACCGCAGTCCTATTTTGCCGCCGTTGAGGGCGAACCTCCGAGCGAACTCGGAGTCGAGGATGCCCACTTTACCACCCATGGCCGACGCTTGCACGCCCAATGCGTAGCGGAGATCTGCGATGAAGGGCTCGCCGAAGTTGACGAGGGGACGCTTGGGAGTCGGGACCGAGGCGACCCCCTTCTGGTTCCTACTCGTACGGCGGACGTAGGCCCCTGTCCCCGAGTTGTGGTTCGCGGCGTAGGGTACGTTCGACCCCATGACGACCGAGTTCCCGCGGACCTCCCAGACGTACTCGGGGTGGTTGACCATCGCGAACGAGGGGTAGAGACGCTCCCCCGACCCCGCAGATCGCCCCGGCGACTTCTCCCACCGCAGGATGTGTCGCGCCTCGATTCTCTTGGTACCCAAGGCCCACCGCTTGATCGGCAACCAGTACTTCTTCTCGGCGTAGGTGTACCGAGGCCACGCCGAACCCGTCGACGCGCCTTGGGTGAGGAACATTTCTTGCCGCGACCGCGCCCAGACCCGCGAGAGGGGCGAGTTTCGGTTGCCCCAGAACTTCGACCAATCGCCCGCGTTGCGAATCGCGAGCTCGAGGGCGTCGACGCCGTCCTGGGCGTTGTTCTTGAGGGTGAGGAACATACGGCCTCGACTACATCCGATCGACGGCGGCGTTGATCGCGACCCTCGACCGAGAGTTCAGTGACTTGAGGTAGATCTGCTCGGCGTAGGTCGCGTTTGACCGAAGGATGTTCGGCGAGTTCGGACCGTTCGGCCGTTGCGCCCCCATGTCCGCCGGTGTCTTCCGAAGGACCTCCTTCAACCCGTCCGCCTGTCCGTCGAGGCGGTCGGCCATTGTCTGGTCGTTCTGGTTGCGAAGGCGGATCACCTGGGCGGCGAACCGGAGGAGGACGTACCGTTGGCACACTCGGTAGAGGGCGTAGGTCGGGTGGTCGTTGACCGCCTTGACGGCGACACCCATCCCCTCGAGGAACGCCGACAGCTCGGCCCCCCAGTCGAGGATGATGTCCTCCGCTTGCGTCTGCGTCGGAGCGGAGTCCGTCGAGAAGGCGATACGAGGGAGGAGACGCCCGATGTCTGCGGGCACTACGTCGAAGGTGAAGATCTCGGCCATGGTTGCCTCCCTTGAAGGGGACTAGAGCGGAGGGGTGGGACCCTAGCCCCCGTCGAGGGAGGCCGCCCCGTAGAGCGGCCCCTAGAGCGAGACTACGAGATGCCCGTAGCGAGACGCGCCCACTTGTTCGACGTGCCGCCGAGGACCTGGACGGCGTAGTCGGATTCGATGTACATCGCGATCCCGCGGGGGTTCTGCGAGTCGTAGGAGATGACCTGTCCGAGGGCCGCGTTCGGGTCGGGCGTGAAGGTTTGAATGAAACCCGAGTCGCCGTTCGCCTCGGCCACTTTGTAGAGCGAGACGATGCCGTCGCTCATGACCGGAGTACCCGTCTGCGACGCCGCCGAGGGGAGGAACTGCGGGAGGCAGACGAAGTCGACCGGGCAGATCAGCTTCGAGGCGAAGAACGCCTTGAGCTGCGACCAATCGGCCGCGCCAGTGCGAGCCTGGGCGAGTGCGCCGCCGACCGTGGCCGCCGCGATCGAGTAGCCCATCTGCTGGACTTCGTTCTTCTGGAGGAGGGCGTTCGCGGTGTTGAGGTTACAGACCGCAACCCAACGGCCGGTGAAGATGTCCGCGCCGTCCGCCGCCGAGGCGAGGAGGAGGGAGTTGAAGGTCGACTGGAGAGAGGCCGAGGCCGCGCCGCCGTTCGTCACCGCGAGGTTCGAGCCGTAGTTGCCCTGCGTCGAGAGAGCCGCGCCGACGACCGCCGCGTGGTGCTGTGCGCCCTGCGTCTGGAGTTTCATCGCGAAAACGGCCGTGATGTCCTCGGCGCGAGCCGCGAACTCCTGGATCTGCTTCAACGTGAAGACCTGGTGGCCCCAACGGTAGACCGAGGAGTTGTAGGAGCCGCTCGCGATGCGGAGGCCACCCGGGACGGCGGGGGTGTCAAGCTCGATCGGCTTGATGCCCTGTGCGCCGGTCGTCGGGAGGGCGTCGTTCTCGGCGAAGTAGTGGTAGAACCCGGCGCGGGTCATGACCTTGACGATCGGGGAGAGCTCGAGCGAGACCGCCGAGTCCGAGCCGCCACGGTAGAGGGAGATCCGTTGAAGGATTCCGGGGCGCAACGCACCGGAGTTGACGCCAGTTGAGGGGAAAGCGAAGGACATAGGCTACCTCGATCGAAAAGGGGCGCGGAGGGCGCGAGTTGTTAGGCGGCGATGAAGGGCGCGAAGCGGAGGATGAACTGCTCGTTGGCCGAACAGTCGGTGAGGGCGATACCCCACACGAACTTCGTCGAGGCCGGAGTGTTGTCCGCGAGGAACGAACCGGGGACGCTCGCGCCCGGGTCGATCATGATGTAGTCGCCCGCGGCGATGGAGCCCGCGTCCGAGGCGCGGACCTGTACGGCGACGCCCAACTGGTCGATCACCTCGAGCGAGCCCGCGACCGGAGCCGACGGGTAGGTTCCCGGAGTGATCGAGTCGCAACCGACCGCGAGGATCGCATAGGGGAGCGAGCCAGTCGTGACCGCGAGGGAGACAGTTCCCTCCGCGTCCAACTTGAGGCCGCAACCCTCCGAGTTCGTGAGGTTGCTCGCGATCAAGTTGACGGGAGCGAAGTTCTTGTAGGTAACGTATCCGAAAGCCATGACGTACTCCTAGCCCGCGGGGGGCGTGGGTGGGGTGGGTGGGTTAGAACCGGCCCTTGGTGGCGCGGGTCTCGATGACGGTCGCAGGGGTCTCGCCGAACGTGATCCACGAGGCCGCGAAGGCCGGGTGGCACTTTTCCTTGTCGGAGAGCTCGGTGATCAGCTTCCACTGCTGGTCTTCGGTGAGGGTCGCGAACTTCTCGGGGCGGCCCATGACCTCCGAGAGGGAGACCTCCGCCGAGTTGCGGCCCATCGGGGCGATCGTGCGAGCAAGAGGGGCCGAGGGGCGAGCGGCGGGCGTCGAGAGGTCCTTCAAGAGGGCCTCGAACTTGCCACCGCCAACGATGAAGGCGTCGGCGAGCATGGACTCGGTCTGGGCGGAGACCTTGCGGTTGCCGAGGGCGACCTTGACGTTCGCCAGGGCGACCGCGCGACGGGCGGCCGAGAGGTCCGACTTGAGACGCTTCACCTCGGAGAGCATAGCGTCCTCCTCGACCTTCTTCTCCTCGATCTCCTGGGCGGCCTTCTGGAGTTCCAGAGCCGCGCCCTCGAGGGCCTCGGGGTCGGCCTCGGGGGCCTCGTCCGCGAGCTCGGGGTTCGCGGCGTGGGCGGCGTTGTGGAGCTCGGGGAACAGCTTGGAGATCAGAGCGGCGATCGCCGCCTCGTCCATCCCGTTCTCGGCGCAGTAGGCGGCGCATTCTTCCATAGACATTTTCATCGGGTCACCTTCGGAGAGAGAGACCCCGCGCATCTCCGCGACGGGGACCTGTTGGGCTTTGATCTGGGGTACAGTGACGAAACTCACTTCGCCGATCGCGAACGGGTAGGCGGGGGCCTCGTCGAGCTCCGTCCCCGCCCAGGCGCGAATGTTCGGCGAGACGTAGGGGATCTCGCCGTCGTCGAACGCCGCCGCCCACTTGGGGGACGTGAGGTCGAGACCGCCGTAGAGCATCTCCGAGGAGGGTTGGGCGATGCCATGGGCCGCCGCCTCCGACTGCGACAGGGTGACGACTCGGCGGAGGTACCCCGCGGCCGTCCCGTTCTTGTCGTGTTCGATCGCAACCGGGGGCGCGAACGAAAGCAACCAACGTTGAACCGACTCGACCGCGTCCTCCCAACGGAACCGCAGCTCGTCGGGGTTCGTCTCCTCGGCGTCGAAGTCCCACTTCATCCCGTGGGCGTTGATGACACCGCGAGGAATGAGGGAGACCCACCGGAGGCCGGAGTCGTCGCCGAGGTCGACGGCCACTGTTCGCATTTTGGGGCGGGAGTAACGCATGGGCCGAGATTGCACCTTGCTAGCCCCCTTGCCTAGCCCCTTGTGGCCGCTAGGGGTGCCGCTAGCGTTCGTTTCCGCGCACTACCCGCACCCCAATCGACAGGCCGCCCATGCTAACCCGACGCCAACGAATCCTTCTCGATCTTTTGACCCAGTGTCACCGCTTGCACTTCCACCCAAGTCCGCCGCACCTTGGGGGCCTCCTCGTTCGGGCGACCGAGTGGCCCATGGGGACCTCCCCCGCCGCCGTTCGCGCCGAGCTCGTCCGACTCCTCGAGGCGGGGGCTATCCTCCACGTCGAGAAGGGGGCGGGCGCGGCCCCGGCGAAGTACGCCCTCGCCGACTGCGACTGCGACCGTTGCAAGTCTCACCGCTTGTAGACTCCAATGTAACCGCACCGGCAGTCCGAGCGGCCCTCGCAGTTCGGGTCGGGTAGGGGCGGGAGCTTCAACTGGTCGCCGACCACGAACGAGGCCACGTCGTAGCGGTTCCCGTCCGCCTCCGCGCACACCTCGCACCGGTTGGCGTCGGGGATGGAGGTTCGGATGACCTCGTTCGGGACTGGGAGGTTCGCCCCCGGAGCCGCCGCGTAGGATGACATACGAGAGGCCGAGGCCACCATGTTCCGCGAGCCCGCCGCCTCCTTGACGAGACCGGCGATCGTGATCCGAGTCGCGAAGTTGTCGAGGTCGCCGCCCGCTAGGATCGCCGCCTCGACTTCACCCTGGACACGGTCCGCGATGACCTCCCCCGCCTTCTGCGTCGCCGCCGCCGCCGTGGCGAACTGGGCATTGGCCGCAGTCGTCGCCGCCGCCGCGAGTTGCGCGGACTCCGCCGAGGTAGTCGCACCCGCCGCCGCACCCGAACGGACCGACCGCTTGATCTCGTCCGTCACCTCGGCCTCGGTCGCCGCCCGAAGGCCACCCGCCGCCGCCGTCAACGCCGCCTGGTACTCGGCCACGAACGTCGCCCAGATCCGATCCCGTTCCCCCGCTTGCCAACCGTCCGCGAGACCACCGATCACCGCGAGGCGATGACGACCTGCGATTTCGTCGATCTTCACCGCGAGCTGGGCGTCGAGGTCGTTCCGAGTCTCCGCAAGGGTGACCCAACCGACCACCGTCTCCTCGGGTCGGAGTTCTCGGTAGGTTGTGAACTCGCGGCCGTCGCCGCCGACTACGAGGACCCCTTCCCCTTCTCCGTCGCCGAGGTCACCGCCGAGCTCGCCCAACGTCGAGGCCGTCCGGTGGGCGCGGGTAGCGTACCCCACGAGGAGCGACCGAACCCAACCCCGAGCCGCGTCGCCGCCCCGCAGGGCGTAGGCGTGGAAGGAGGGGCCGCCGTCCGCGAAGGACTTGGACGACGAGTGCCGCGGGTAGACCTTGGAGAAGTAGTCCGCGAGGCCGAGGACACGCGACCAGGCTAACCGCTTGCCCGCCGCGAGGTCGCGGGCGATCATGAGGGCCTCGGAGTCGGTCGTCCGCGCCTTGCCCGCGATGCGGTGAGCGAGGATCGCCGCCGCCGCCGCCGCCATGACCTTGTCGGGAACGACCACCTCGGGGTGTTCGCCCAGTGCCGCCGCGATGCTCGAGGCCTCCGACGCCGAGAGGGATGGAGACACCGGCGCGAAGGCCGACGCCTCGCCGATCGCCGCCGGGACTTCGACGTTGCCCTCGAGGACGACCTGCGGGACGGCGTCTGCGGGGACGCCCTCGGCCGTTGCCACTGGGACCGCCGCCACTGCCTCCGCCGCGACGGGGGCCGCGAGAGACAGGCGCGTCTGGGCGTCAACGAGCTGTCGCGCCACTGGTTCGGCAAGGCCCGAGATCGTTAGAAGGATGACCGCCGCCTCGGGGGCGAGAGGCGTCGCCGAGTTCGGGGAGAGCATACCGAGGACCGTCGTCGCAGTCGTCGCCGTCGCAGCTCCAACCGGTTCGGGGAGGTCGGCCACTACCTCGACGGGGAGCTCGGGGGCTCCGATGACACGCCGCGCCCACTTCTCGTCGTCGGGGCCGCGAGTGAGGAGACCCGCTTGGATCCCGTTGACGTAGGCGGACCAACCGTCGAACCCAGTCGTGAGCTCGGCCGACTGGACTTGGAGCTTCGGGAGGCGACCCTCGTAGCCTACCTGGTTCGCCAACCAACGGAACATCCCGCGAGACTGCCGATCGAAGATACCGTTGATCCACGCCTTGGCCTTGCGACCTTGCGCCCCGTCCAACGTCTCGGCCATGGCCCGCGACCCGAACTGCGTTATCCCCGCGAGAGGGGCGTTCAACTTCTTCTCGATCTGTCGGTCCCAGTATTCGAGCTGCCCGACCACGTCGGGAGGTGACCCGCTCGGGTACTTCATCTCGACCGAGACCGACTGCGGGCGGAGGATGTATTTTCGTTGCCCGTCCTGGAACTGTTGGCCGAACTCGTTGAACGCCGCCACGTCCGCCTCGCCGACCGAGGGCTCGTAGGCGATGTCAAGGAAACCCCACGCGAGTTGGTTGTAGACGCCCGCGTTGATCGCGATCTGTTTCCAGAGCTCGAAGGGTTGGACGCAGTCGCGGAGGATCGACCGGCCCTCGAACTCACCCGCGCCCGCGAACCCGTGGACGGTGTGGACCAACTGGTCGGCGTCGAGGTCATCGTAGCCGTTCGGGGTCGAGAACCGAGCCCCGCCGAACAGGTAGCCGTTCGGTTTCCACAACATGATTGCGTTGTGGGCGACTGGGTACCACTCGACCGAACCGCCGGTGAGCATACGCGGAAACATGAGGCCGAACCCCATGAAGGCGTCGAGGAGTGGGTACGCCCAGAGGGCCGTCTCGCCCTCGACCATGCCGTCGTAGACGACCGCGTCGTCTATGCACGCCGTTTGACAGAGGTCCATAAAGGCCTTCTCCTCGACCCCCGGCTCGTGCCGATGCGGCCAAACGATCTCCTTGGGGAGGGCCGCGCCTTCGGTGATCGCCCAGTACACCGCCGAGGCGATGCCCACGTGGGTCTGCATCATTTCTTGAAACTTGCCCTGCAAGCCCGCGATGCCCCGCCGCTCGGACGGGATGAACGAGAGGTTGGCGTCCGCGTCTGGGAGGCCTCCCCGATAGTTCCGCGCTCCGATAAGGTTGGTGCGCTCGGTCACCTGGGCGGTCGGGATTACCCGGCCCTGGGAGTCTAGGATCGGTCCTCTCACCATGTTGTCGCACCCTTTGTCACAGTCGCAGTCCCAAGGACGGCGACGCGGCCCGCAGGTCGGACCCCTAGTTTCTCCGCCCCATACCACGCGAGGGCGTGGGCGCAAACAGTATCATCATGCGACCCCGACGGAGCCCCGTAGACGACTCGCCCCGCCTTGACGTCGTACTCGAACGCCTCGAGCTCGGACCGGTGGACGCCGTCGAGGACCGTAGTCCGCCCTTGTTGAAGGGCGAGGGCGAGCCCCTCCATGAGGCCCTGTTTCGAGGCCGAGGAGAAGATGAAGGGCTCGCACCACACCCGAGCCGCGGCGATCTGTTCGCCGACCGCGTCGCCCACCCCTGTCGCGTCGTAGAAGACGCACGACTTCGACCCCTTGCCTACCAGGCGGACGACCTCCTCGACGAGAGCCCCATACGAGAGACCATGCCACCGGTGGAAACGAGCGACCCGCCGGTGACCGTCGAGGCCAACGAGGACCGCCCAGTCCCGCTTCCGAGCGATGTCGAGACCCCAGACCCGGACCGAGTCGCCCGAGGCCTTCCCGTTGCAAAGCTCCGCGCAGTTCCGAATCGCGTCGATCCCAAACGGGTTTTGGCCGTCGTCTGCGGGCTCGCAGTAGTAGAGCTCGCGGAAGACCGCCTCGGGGAGGGTCCGTTGCGCCATGGCGAGGTCGGAGCGGGAGAAGATGCCCGCGGCGACCGCGTCGTCGGCCGTGATCCGATGGTACCCGAACCCCTCCTCGCCCGCCTCTCCCTTGCGCGAGAACTGGTAGTGGCGGTTGGCCCGACCTCGGACGTTGCCGATGCACCGGATCCGACCTCGAGTTCGGGTCGTCGTCGAGAAACAGGCGTCGACGGCGGCGTCCTTCATTCGGGAGCATTCATCCAGGACGAGGGAGTGGACGGCGGACCCGTAGAGTGAGTCGGCGTTGTCGGCCGAGCGGAAGCTCCAACGGCGGTTCCCCGGTCCGGTGATCGCCTTCTCGGCCTTCGCCTGGGCGAACCCCGGTTGACCCCGCAGGAGAGACCACGCGAGGCGGTAGGCCATCATGGACTGTTCGTAGACGGGCGCAACCCACCAATGCTCGGTCTCCTCGCCGGAGGTCATCATCTGTCCGATCTGCCATACGATGCAACCAAGGGTCTTCCCGGCCTTGGTCGTCGACTCGATGCACACAATCCGCCGAGGGTCCGTTATCGCGTCGTGTTGGCGGCCGTAGAGGGCGGGGAGCTCGAGGGGGACGGTTGCCACCTACCCCTCGTCATCGGCGGCGTCTGCGATGCGTTCAACGCGAGGGATGGAGACCACATACTTGATCGGCTCGCCCCCCGAGGTCACGTCCACCTTGGACTCCGGCCGCATCTTGTAGATCGACTCGAGCAACCACTGGGTCGCCTTCCACTCGCCGCGAGTTTGGACCTCCGCTCCGTTCTCCAGGCGCACCCCTCGGGCGTGTCCCTTCATCTGGTCGAGGAGCTCGGCCTGTCCCTTCGCATGGGCCTCCTCGAGGCGGGCGACGAGCTCGCGGTGAAGTGACCCCTCGGGCGTGTTGGGAGCGGCGGCCTTCCAGTTGTGGAGAGTCGCCCTAGAGATACCCCCGAGGAGACAGGCCCGCTCGTAGGGGAGGCCCAGTGCGACGCCCTCGCAGATCCGGTCGAGGACCTCGGGCGAGAGCTTCGACGTGTTTGGCGGGGTCGGTTTGGTCGGTTTCTTTGCCATGGGGACCTCGCGCAGGCGCGACTGTCGAAGCGGGACTCGGCCCCCAACCTAACCCCACGAGAGGGGGAGCGTCAAGGGGAACGCCCAGACCACGCGGGAACAATGGGAACGGCGGACTCGAAACGGGCGATCTTGGACAGATTGCGCCACTTCTAGGCCGTTTGGCGCAAACTACCCAAAGTGTTCCCAACTTCTCCCACCCCATGGGAACAAAAACCGCCTTCCAACCTCTTGAAATCATTATGTTCCACAAGTTCCCAGTGTTCCCATCTCTCCCTAATGTGCGCGGGCCCGCAACGCACGCGCTCGCGTACGCGCTCGCGCATAGGCCGACGCCGTAGGGGGTGTCCTAGGGCGGGAACAATGGGAACACGCTCCAAAACGAGGCGCGGAGGCGCGTAGGTACTGGCCGCGAGGCGTTCCCGCCCAATGGGAACACGCGGGAACAGGCGGGAACAGCTCCGAGGGGTCCGAACTGGTCGCAGTTCTCCTCTCCCAACCCGAGCCGCGCAACGGAGAGGTCGAGAGAGGAGGATCGCCGGAAGGTTGACAAGCCCCCTTCGGATCGGCGATAGAGGTCGGGCGGCGAGCAAGGCCGCGACAACCAGGTGGAAGGGATGCTACTGCAACCTCCCGCGAATGGCAAGGAGAGAGCATGAGTCGCGCAGACGCAGAGGCGCGGTTTCGCAGGGATGCGGAGTCGCTCGGGTTGACATTCCCTCGAGGAGTCGAGGACAACGACAAGTGGCATACGGTCCCGCTCGAGGGCGGGGGGAAGGGTTGCTACCGCTACACCTCCAACGGGAAACCGCGGGGCCTGTTCCGCCGGTGGTCGGGTGACCCGGTCGCGTGGGTGTGTCCCGACGATGACTGGGCGGCGATCAAGGCCGAGGAGCGGACAGGGCGCGGGGAGTACCTCGCGAACCTCGAGCGAGCTCGCCGAGAGAAGGAGGGCGCGGACGCCGAACTGGCCGCGACCCGCGAGGAGGCGGCGAAGAAGGCGAAAGAGGTCTGGGCGTCGTCGGTCGAGGCCGACCCCGCGCACCCCTACCTTGTGCGGAAGGGGGTCAAGGCGTGGGGGGTTCGGATGAACTCGGACGGCGACCTACTGGTTCCTCTCTACCGCGGCCCAAACGACCTTCGAGGGTTCCAACGCATCCCCGCCCGCGAAGGTGCGGCCAAAATGTACGCCAAGGGGATGGACCGCGCCGGAACCTACCACGTCATCGCAGGGTCACGAGAGGTCGTCGCAGTCTGCGAGGGCTACGCAACGGGGGCGACGATCGCCCAGGCGACGGGTTGGACGGTCCTTTGCGCGATGGATACCTCGCAGCTCGCGACCGTGGCCGTCAAGGTTCGGGACGCCCTCCCAGACGCCCTCCTGGTGATTGCGGCCGATGACGACTGGAAGCGAGACGACAACCCCGGCCGCCGAGCGGCGAAGAAGGCGGCGACCCAGACGGGCGGGCTCGTTGTCCTCCCCGAGTTCGGCCCCGACCGAGGCGAGAAGCATACCGACTGGAACGACCTCCACCTCCGAGCGGGACTGGGCGAGGTCAAGCGTCAACTCCGCGAGGCAATCGAGGCAGGGGAGCCCGCCGAGGAGACCGAAGATAGCGGCCCCCATGCTCCCCCCGTCGAAACAGGCCACCGGAGCGGCCTCTACGCCAAACTCTCCAACGGGTCGACGGTCCAACTCCCCGAGGGCTACCAACTCGACGACGGGAGCGGGATCGCTCGACAGGCGGTTGACCGCAACGGGAGCCCGATCAAGGTTCGGGTCTGTTTCCCGCCGGTGTTCCTCGTCGCTCGATCGCTTGACATCGCGACCCAGACCCACTTCGTCACCCTTGCGACGGGTTGGCCCGCCTTGGGTTCTAGGATGCTCCACGTCCCGCTCGAGGCGGTAGCGTCGACTCGGACGATCGTAGGCCTTGCGGCGAAGGGCCTCCCAGTGACCTCCAACTCGGCAAAGGCGATGGTGGACTACCTCGACGCAGCTCGGCAACTCTCCGAGGTGACCTTGACGGGCCTCTCCCGCCTGTCGCCGACGACGGGTTGGGTCGACGGGTCGTTCGTGCGAGGGTACGATGAAGTACACACTCCACGCGGTAGCAGCTCCGACTTGCACATGGCCCCGCTCGAGGGCGAGATGCGGTCCAAGGTCGAGGCCGTCCGAGCTCGTGGGTCTCTCGACGAGTGGCGGACGACGACGGAGCGGGTGATCGGGTTGCACCCTCGAGTCGCCCTTGCCTACGCCGCGGCGGTCGTCGCCCCGTTGATCGAGGTGATCGGTTGCGAGCAGTTCGTCCTCGACGTCTGGGGTGACTCGTCGGGTGGCAAGTCAACCTCTCTCAAGTGGGCGGCCTCGGTCTTCGGGACTGCGGGGTTGGTAGGCCAGTGGAATGACACGGGAGTCGCGACCGAGAGAGTGGCGGGCTCGATGCGGGGCCTCCCAGTCTTCCGCGACGAGACGCAGCACATGATCGACAACTTCGGGGTTGTCTCCGCCTTCGTCTACGCGATGACCCAAGGCCGCGGGAAGGCGCGGGGGACGGTGACCGGGACCCAGACTACGGTCGAGTTCCAGAACATCGCCCTCTCGACGGGTGAGTCGTCGATCGCGACCATGGGGAAGCAAGCGGGGACGGTCGCCCGACTGGTCTCCGTCAAGGCCCCCATGTTCGGGGACAACTCCTCGGCGACCTCCGACTTGATCCACGAGGTGACAGGGTTCTACTCCCGCAACCACGGGACGGCGGGACAGGCCTACATCCAACGACTCGTCGAGCTGTCCGAGGGCGAGAAGGCGAAGGCGGCGGCGGAGTACCGCGCCCTCGCGGTTCGCGTCTACGAGTACGCCAAAAAGGACCACGCGGCGCGGGACACAACTCGCCGGGTGTCGAACCACGTCGCGGCGATGGAGTACGCCTGGGCGAAGTTCTGCGAGCTCGTGGCGGTGAGGTGGGAGAAACGGGGGCCGTTCGGGTTGTTCTCGGCGGCCGACCTGTTCGCGACGTTCGACCAGGCGAAGGAGGCCGACAAGCCCTCCCTTGCGATGGACGCCCTCCTCGCGTGGTTCGCCTCCAACCAGAAGCGGGTTCAATACTACGCGACGACCCCCGACTCTAACCTGTCAACGATCGGCAAGGTCTGGAAGATGCACGACGGGACGGTCCGAGCTGCGATGCTCCCGCACGAGGTCGAGAGGTTCCTCGGCGAGCGGGGCTACGCGGTCGACTCGGTCATCGCCGCGATCTCGGAGAAAGGTTGGTTCGAGAAGTCACCCGACCGGCGGCGGACGTGGAAGGTGCGACTGGGAGGCGGCGACGTTCGGGCGTTCGTCCTCTCGCCCGAGCTGTCCGAGCAGGTCGCGGAGTTCGAGGTCGGCCAGAACGAAGGGCCTCGGCGGAAGGATGAACCCCGCGGCGGCCTGTACCCCGACGACCCGTTCTAGTCGGATCGAGCAAGATCGAAAAATCGACATCGGGGGTCAAAATAGCGGTACGGTTTACTTTACAGGGCGTAAAGGTGCGGTTACATAGTCGGGGTCGGTGAGCAAGACCGACACCACCCCAACCGAGAGCCGCGCCATGATGACCCCCGCCGAGATTGCCGCCTTTGCCGCTACCTGCACCGTCAACCAAATGAGCGAGAAGTTCCTCGCCCTCGAGGCCGCGAACGACCAGGCGACGATCGACGCCTTGATGAAGCTCCTCCGCCCCCGCTTCGCTCGGTACAACCCCGGGTTCATCGGCAAGCCCGAGCGTCGCCGCGCCGCCTACTAGTCGCAGGGCTAGGCCCTCGCGAGGTTCGCCGCCCCGCTCCGACTCTCTCTCGGCCACTCGGCCACCACCCCCCAAGGTAACCCGTCATGACCTACTCCCTCGAATCTTCTACCCCCGCCCACTACGCCGAGCTCCTCGCGGCGGCCCTCAATACCGACGACTCGCGGAACTGGGAGCCCTCGCCCAGTGTCATCGGCGACGTCGCCTTCTCCGAGACTCGGACCATCGGCGCGACCATCGCGACCCAGACGGTCACCCTCTACCCGGAGTTCGTCCGCGGCCGCGCGAAGGGCTCGGTCTCCTCGACGATCACGTGGACGGACTCCGACAACAAGTTCGAGACGAAGACTGGGACCGTCTGGTTCTGGTTCAACGAGAACTGCGACGTCCTCGGCCTCCGCATTGAAATCGCCCACGCCTTCCAGGCCCTCAAGTGAGACCCCCGACGATGCAACCCTACACCTACCTCGCATCCTGCACCCCTGTCGCCCCCTACCCCAAGGACTCCAACGATTGGCACGCCACCCGCGCGGAGACCATCGGAGCTTCCGAGATCGGCGTCGTCCTGGGCGTCTCTCCCTACGGCGGCCTCCTCGGCCTTGTCCTCGACAAGCGGGACGCCCTCGCCGGTAACCCGCGGATCTGGGACTCGGACGCCATGGCCCTCGGCCGCCTCGCAGAACAGTTCATCCTCGACCACGCGGGAGGCCTCCTCGGCCAAGAGGTGATCGCCGGTGTCGCCGTCCGCGATCAGTTCGTCCCCGTCTCCGCCACCCCCGACGGTCTGGTCGTCGATTCGGAGGGCGTCGTCGTCGCGGTCGTCGAGGCCAAACTCGACCGAGCTCGTCTCGACTGGGAGGACGTCTCGGCCAACGGGTTCGCCCACTTGGACGGCCGCGACGCTCGGTTGGCCTATTGGTGGCAAGTTCAGACGCAGCTCCGGGTCACAGGGGCCGCGAAGGGCTACCTCGCAGTCTGGACCGTGTACGCCTTCCACTTGATCCCCATCGACCCCGACCTCGAGGCGTTCGCAGTCATCGACGAGGCGGCGTCGACGGCGTTCGCCTGGGTCAACCACCCCGACCAACTTCTCCCCGTTGCGACCGACGCGGACGCCCTCTCGACCCTTGCTCGGACGATCAACCCTGCAAGCGAAGGCCCGCTCGAGGTAGACGGCGAGGTGGCCGAGGCGATCGAGACCTACGCTCGGATCAACGCCGAGATCAAGGCCTTGGAAGAACTCCAGGACAACGCGAAGCGGGTCATCCTCGAGGCGCACAAGTCGGCCGCAAAGCTCGCCACTGCGGGCGGGTTCAAGTCCTCCTTCTCGGACGCCTCCGAGCGGAGCTCGTTCGACTCCAAGGCGTTCGGCGAGGCCCACCCCGAGCTCCTCGCCCAGTTCCAGAAGACCACGAAGGTCTCGGCCTCGTGCCGGGTGACCGCACCCAAGGCCAAGAAGGGCTAGGCCCTCCCAGTCGGGGTCAAGGCCCGACTACGCCCCTCCCCCCAACCCTCCAACCGAGGAGATAAAGATGCCGAAGAAGACCTACCGCCGAAAGAAACTCGACACTGCGATGCGCTACCTTGTGGGAGCGATCGCCGAGCTCGTCTCGACCGTGGCCCACCCCGACTCGACGCAGACTGCGAGACAGGATGCACGAAAGGCCCTCGAGCGACTGGGCGGAAGGATGCCCCGGTTCCCCGCCGAGGGGCCCGAGAAGGTCCTCCCGTCGTGTTCCTCGGTAGGTACCTACGACCCGTTCAACGACCCAGACCCAGACGAAGACCCGATGAAAGGTTGGTAGTCGCCCTCCCCAAACAGTTCCCCCCAACGGTCGAGAGACCACACCTAGAGAGAGTCATGACCCAGATCGCCCGCAGAGACAGTTCCGTTGAAGGTTGGTTGGCCTCACCCGCCACCCTCTCCCAGTTGAAGGCGGCCCTCCCGTCGCACTTCGCCCCCGACCGCATGGCCCGCCTTGCGTTGACGCAGCTCCGGACCGTTCGCGGCCTCGCCGACTGCACGCCCGCCTCGATCATGGCGTGCGTCATGACGGCCTCGCAGCTCGGCCTCGAGCCCGGTGTCCTCGGTTCGTGCTATCTTATCCCCCGCAAGGGCGAGGCAACGTTCTTGATCGGCTACCAAGGCCTCCTCGACCTCATTCGCCGCTCGGGGAAGGTGACCTCCATCGCCTCGCGAGTCGTTTACGAGACGGACACCTTCGAAGTCGACTACTCGGCCGCGGTTCCGTTCGTCCACAAGCCCGACCTCCGCCGCAAGGACTCGCGGATCCTCGGGTTCTACACCCACGCGACCCTCACCGGCGGCGAGCATCTGTTCGAGTGGATGCCTCTCCACGAGGTCCAAGCGATTCGCGGCCGCTCCCAGTCGGGGAACTCGGGCCCCTGGGCGACCGACTTCGCCGAGATGGGCAAGAAGACGGTCCTCCGCCGCGCCGCGAAGTACCTCCCCCGCTCGATCGAGTTCTCGGACGCCCTCGCGGCCGATGACCGCTCCGAGTTCGGTTCGGAGGCCCCGCCCGCACCGGCCCCCGCTCCGACTGCGACGGTTGACCACGTCGAGGTTCGCCCTCCCGCTCCGCCGGCGGCCCCGTCGCCGTCCTCGGCCGCCCGTCTCCCCGCTCCGCCCCCGCCGCCGCGGACGCAGCTCGTCGAGGCAATCGACGCCGCGCCCCTGTTCGCCCCATCCCCCGAGGTCGTCCCGTTCGAGGACGACGGGTTTCCCCTGTAAGGTAGCCGCCCAATGACCATCCCCGCCCCCTACCCCGTCCCGCAGTACCCAGACGCCCAGAAGGCGATCTCGGCGCGAGCTCGGTTTCTCTACGGTTCGATCAACCACCTTGCCCGGCAGGTTGGTTTGTCCCGACAGGCCTTCCACGGCCGCGCGGTTCTCGCGACCTTCTCGACCTCGACTCACCCTTGGTTCGAGTTCCTTCTCCACCTCCCCGAGGGATGCCTCGCCGAGGGCGTCCCCGAGCTCGAGTTGACCCGCCCAGTCCCCGCGGCCTCCATCGCCTACGGTCTCGCGGCCTCCGACGACGCTTGGACGAACCGCGCCCGCACCCGCGCCCGACGGGTCAAGGGGGAAGGATGAGGATCACCCTCCCCGAGCTGTTCCTCGTCGCCCAGTACGGCCTCGCGGCGTTCGACAAGGTGCCCTCCTGGCACTGTCTCCCCACCGTGGTCGCCGTTGTCGTCCTCTACTTCTACAACGAGGGCAAAAGGATCAAGGCGCAGTCCGCCGAGGATGCCCTCCGACTCTCTCGCAGACCATCCCCTCCCCCTGTTACTCTCCGCCACCGCCACGTCCGAGCCCCCCATGACCACTAACCACCACACCTACGACTTGACGCAGCTCGCCCGCCGCGCCCGCCACTTGAAGCACTGGGTCTGGGTTGACGGGATGCGTTGGTTCCGACCCCTCCCAGACGACTTCTCGGGTTTTGTGTTTCGTGGGATCGTCGGAGCAAACGAGCCTGTCGCGGACGCCGTCCCCGACTTGACCTGCAACGATACGATCGCCGCGATCGCCGACCGCGTCCGCTACCTGTACGAGCTCCCCGACCTCGAGTGCGTCTACGAGGACCACTCTCGACTCTACAAGGTGTTCCTCCCGTCGGGGGTTGCGGTCGCCCGCTACTCCCCCGCCGGAGCTTGGGTTGGCCTCCTCGAGTTGTGGTCCTACCGCGCGGAGATAAAGAACATCGGGAGGGCGTCGTGATCTACACCGGCGTCGACCCCGGCAAACAAGGTGCGATCGCCTCGATCACGCGAGAGGGCGAGGTCCTCGCGATCACGAAGTTCTCGGACGCGGAGACCGAGGGCCGGATCGCCCTCCTGGTATGCGACCACTTCGCGGCCCTCCCCGAGGGCGTCCACTCGGCAGTCATCGAGAGGGTGGGCGCGATGCCTCGGCAGGGCCTATCCTCGACGTTTACTTTTGGGAGGGTGTACGGGGAGGCGTGGGCGGGCTTGATCCTGTCCCTCGAGGGTCGGGTTCGCCTCCAAGCGGTGACCCCGTCCGCGTGGCAACGCGACCTCGTCCTCCCGAAACGGTCCTTTACCGACAACCACAAGAGGACCCTCCGCGAGCTCGCCGAGAACCGGTTCGGCCGCAAGTTCACCCTCGCCCAGGCGGACGCCGTCTGGTTGGCCGAGTGGGCGCGGACGAAGGGGAACTGGGGAGTCGGCCTTTGCGCGGAGGTGCCGAGATGATTCGCCGCTACCAGGACGTCGCCCTGCGACTCGCAGCTCGTCTCGCGGGCAAGGAGCTCGACGACCTCGACCTCCGAGTTCTTCGGGACTACTTCACCCTCGCGGACGAAGACAGGGGGACGCCCCCCTCGGTCTCCCGTGACCAAACGCTCGACCGAGGGGAAGCGGAGACTCCCCCCAAGGGAGCAACCGCGGCCCTGCTACCGTGGGGGGTCCTCGTTTGCAAGGCGCAACCCAAGGTCGAGGCCGACCCCCTCCTTCTCGCAGTCATGACGGCGTTTTTCGTCTGGGTTGCCTACCTGCTATGGCGGCGGTCATGAGCTCC